TTCCATCAAATGGAAGAATAATGTGGGATGCTTGGGGTGGAGATGCTGGTTTCTCATGGAGTCGCAGCATCGTTGAACGTGAAAAAAACAAGACAGAAAAGGTTTGGCAAGGAAGTCCATTTAGTTTTAAGGGGGAATAAATATGGAAGATTTAACGATTGATGAATTAAGACAACTGCTAACATTTTATAAGCAAAGAGCGTCAGATGTAGAGTTTACATTTTTGCAGACACAGATAAAACTAAATAAGTTTATCTCTTCTCAATTAGTTTCAGATCAAAATGCTCTAAAAAAAGAAACATCAGAAAAAACAACTAAATAATTAGGAGAAAAAATGCAGGCTATTTTAATTATCGGCTTGACATTGATCTCTTTTTCATCTATAATTATAGTAATGAACAAAAAAAGAAAAAAGTCTTTTAGTAAAGTGCTATATCGTCAAAGCGATATGCATAATATATTAAAAGATTTTTTCTTTAAAGACATTTTTGATGAAAAAGTTGTTACATCTCAGTCCAAAATTTGGAAAGATAAACAAACAACTAAGGTAGTCATAATAGATCAAAAGGCATATTGGGTATCAAATAACATGTTCTATGTTGGAGATACAGTAGATGGAAAGGTCAGACCAGAAACTGGAAGACCTTTAGATACAACTAAAATGTCAAAGAGAGAAATAGATAAGATGTTATTCATCCTGGATAACTTAAAGAATGGGAAACTAAATGATAGTGGCAGTACAGGGAACTAATGAGTTTGATGACTATAACCTATTCCTTCGTGCTATAAGTGTTGCTTTATCTGGAATGAAGGAAGAAGAAAAAGATTTTATAATTTATTCTGTTGGTCCAACAAAGATTAATTCTTTTGTTTCAGAGTTTTCAAACCTTTCAGAAAGAGGAATGAAAGCAAGGGGTCGTAAGATAAAGTTTTATAAAGTTCCAGAAAGTTGGGTACATGACAACATGGATCAAGTAAACTATTTTGCATTTCTTAGCAAACCTAAAGAGCCAGTATCAAAATTAACTACTTTTGCAGAATCAAAAAATGTAGAAGTGGGAATCTTCCGTTACTAAAAGAAAGAATACAATGATAATTAATTCGTTAGCACACATGGAAAAGATTGTTTCAAAGAATAAAGAACTTGAGTGGGTTGGTTGGGACGTTGTAGAGCGTAAGAGATCAGACCTTGCAAGAACATCTCCAAGCGGAGTGCGTGTAAAAAATGCATGGTACCTACAAAAAACCTTTAACCTTGATCGTAATGGTTGGGATATTCCAAACAAATACGGTCAGTAAATGAAACAACATTTATGGAAAGATGAAGCCGTATGCTTGGGTCTTGATACTAATATCTTTTTTGATAAGTATGAAGACAATGTAGATGTACGCCCAATTGTAGATTCAATGTGTCAAAGATGTCCAGTATCAAAGGTTTGCTTTGCTAATGGTGTTTCTGGTAAAGAGTATGGTGTATGGGGTGGTGTATTCCTTGAACTTGGAAATATATCTAGAGAGTTTAATAAACATAAAACTAAGCAAGACTGGGCTAACACCTGGCAAGCATTGACAATGGAGAAATAATGCAATATTGGTCATGGCTTCTTGCCGTCATAGGAGTAACAGGAATCTTTTTTGTTGGTCGCAAGACCATCTGGGGATGGTTTGTTTTGTTATTCAATGAATGTTTGTGGATAGCATATGCCTTAATCACAGACCAATATGGTTTTATATTTAGTGCCTTGGCTTATGCTGCTGTTTATATTAAATCATACCTTCATTGGAAACGAGAAGAGTAATGTATACAGATCAAATGCGTAGGGCCTTTCACTCTATCATTCCTCCAAAAGGCTTTAACGTAGAGTTGATTGATAACGAGCACTTTTTTACAATTAAACTAAACGAATACGTTTTTGCAAAGATGGTTCATGATGATAAAATACAGGCATTACAATATGTGGTAAAATTAAAAAATGCACTAGAGGCTGAAGGTGCCATTGTTTTAGTTACGAGAGAGGCATTAGACAAGTGAACAAAGTTGAGAGTATTGTAGTTCTTGGTGGAGGATCCGCTGGATGGATGTCTGCATCAACTCTTATAAGGGCATTCCCAAATAAAAAAATAACACTTGTTGAAAGTTCATCAATACCAACAGTAGGAGTTGGTGAAAGCACTATTGCTGAGTTTGTAGAATGGCTATCTTATTTAGGAATATCGCACCGTGATTTTTTAAAAGATGTCAATGGATCATTAAAAGTTGGACTAGGTTTTACAAACTTTGTTAAAAATGATAACTCTACAGTTTTTTATACATTTGGTTTGCCAAACCTAGAAGAAACAGATAGTGGCTTAATGGATTGGCAAGTTCTTAAGGCAATAAATCCAGAAATACCTGATGACAATTTTGTTAAATATTATTATCCACAATCAGAATCATTATATACTAACAGAGTATTTATGCAAGATAATATAGATATGTATCCTTTTAAGCCATCTCGTGATATAGCCTATCAGATTGATGCATCTCTTTTTGGTTCTTGGCTTGCAGACAATTATGCAATACCACGTGGCGTTAGCAGAGTGATTGGAACTGTTGTAGATATTTCTGGTAATGAAAACGGTATAGAGTATCTAAAATTGGAAGATGGCAGAGAAATTTATGCAGACTTGTTTGTAGATTGTTCTGGTTTTAAAAGTATACTACTTGGTGGATTTATGAAAGAAGAATTTATATCAACGAGAGAGTTATTACCAAATAATGCTGCATATGCAGCACCAATTGAGTATACTGACAAGAACAAAGAAATGCAAACTTTTACAAATGCAACCGCATTAGGAAATGGATGGGTATGGAATACACCATTATGGTCAAGAATTGGATCTGGCTATGTTTTTAATACTGATTTTATAGATGAAGATTCTGCACTTGATGAATTTAAAAAACATTTAGACTCAAAAAACATGGTTTGCTATAATCCAAACAGGTCTAAAAATATGGAATTTAGAAAAATTCAAATTAAAAATGGTCATTATAAAAGGTTTTGGGTAAAAAATGTTGTTGCTCTTGGTCTTGCTGCTGGATTTTTAGAGCCACTTGAAAGCACTGGACTGGCACAAGTTCATATGTTTGCTATGTTTCTTGTTGATTCATTACAAAGAGATGGAATTATAACTCAATTTGATATAGATAGATATAACATAAGATCTTTTAGAAATTTTGAAAATCAATATCTTTTTGTTGCGCTACATTATTTTATGTCACAAAGAAATGATACTGAATATTGGAAATCAATAACATCAAAAGAGTCTTCAGACAAACTTTTAGAATACTTGTATAATCTTTATGGTAAACATATTTCTTCTGTTCCCATGGGGTGGGGTTTTAGAAATTATTTCTTAACAGATCTAGAAATCATATCTCATCAAAAAGGAATAAATATTAAAAAACAAATGAAAATACTTTCAGATGCTAGATCTATTAAAATAAATGAATGGGCAAAAATTATTAAAAAGTCTCCCACACATTATGAATTTTTAAGAGATACCGTTTATATTTAATGAGAATATTTATATCTATTGCATCTTATCGTGATCCAGAACTTCAGTGGACAATTAAAAGTGCTATTGAAAATGCTAACAATCCAGACAACCTATATTTTGGGGTTGTTCATCAAGGGGTTGACTCAGAACTATTTGACATTAACACAATTAAAAACATGTCCTTAATCAAGATGCATCCAAAAGAGGCAAAAGGTGCAGGATTTGCAAGAGCAAAAGCAATGGAACTATACTCTGGGCAAGAGTATTTTCTTCAAATTGATTCACATACAAGGTTTGTTCCTGGTTGGGATGCAATATGTATTGATCAGTTAAATAGGGCTAAGAATATATCTAGTCATAGTCGTGTATTATTGTCATACTTTCCAGCCCCATACGAGCCAGAAAGAAATGGCGGTATGTTTTTAGTTAAAAATAATCCAAAAATAAAGTCATATCCAACTAGACAAAGGATATTATTAAATAAAAGAAAGCAATGGACAGCAGAAAGATTTGAGTTTGATAGTAAACTAAAAGAAAACCCAGAACTTTCTGAGACAGTCCTTGGTGGCTTTATGTTTTCAGATGGTTCAATAGTTAATGAAGTGCCCTATGATTCAGAAATTAGTTTCTTTGGTGAAGAGGTTTGCTTTGCTATGAGGTCATGGACAAGGGGATGGGACATATACTCTCCTTCAAAAAATATTGTATACCACTTTTATTCTCGTGGAGGATATAGTAAGATATGGAAAGATAGAAATCTACGTGGAATATCTTGGAAAGAAATAGAAGAAATATCATATAACAAACAAAAAAGAATTCTTTGTGGTGAAGAAGAAGGTGTGTTTGGTGCTGGAAACGTTAGAACCCTTGCTGAGTATGAGATCTTTACTAATACTAACTTTAAAGATTTTTATAGTTTGACAAAGCCGTAGTGTTAGGATATAATTAAAACATGTGGAGTGGTGATATGAAAGATATTTTTATTGTTGTTTTTGCAACATTGTCAGTTTGCTTTGCAGCATCATACCTATTAGTTTTAAGACAGTCCATTAAACTTAAAAGAGATGTTTCAAAACTTTTTATTGAAAAGACTTTGCTTCAAGAGTATGTTGATATAACTAAGTCTACAAAGATAAAAGAAGATTCAGATGATTCAATACATAAAGAAAACTTTATTAAGTTTCTTTCTGATTCTAGACTATGGGCATTTGAATATATTGAAAGTGTTCAAAAAGGATTAACTAAGTTTGTTAGTGATGTTGATGCAGATATATCTCACTTTGATGAATATGGAGAGGCGCTTTCTATGTCAAGACCAGACTATCCATCTATGAAAAATATATCAAAAGCATATAAAGAATTAAAAACACTATTGCCAGAGGATGAAATAAAACAATGAGAGATATATTGTTGTCAACACTAACAGGTTTTGGATGTGGCGTAGTATTTGCTGCATTCAAATTGCCAGTCCCAGCACCACCAGTTTTTGCGGGAGTCGCAGGAATTGTAGGGCTATGGGCTGGATATGCTATACTAATAAAGGTTCTATCCTAGGAGGAAAAATGAACACAGAACAACTAAAGGCACTACTTGCATCATATGGACGTTCAGTCCTTGCATCAGGCCTTGCACTATACATGGCAGGCGTAACAGATCCAAAGGATCTATGGACTGCACTTGTAGCAGCACTTGCACCAGTTGCAATTAGAGCAATCAATCCTAACGACAAGGCTTTTGGTATCTTGCCAGATGCTAAGGCTGTAGAGATGGCTCTGAAGGCTGCTAAGGCACCTGTAAAGAAGGCTGCTAAGAAGGCTGTTGCTAAGAAGGCAGCACCAAAGAAGTAATATTTACTTACAGAATTGCCAGTCTAGAGATAGGCTGGCTTTTTTGTTTTACGAGTTAATTAAGTTTATATATTTATCTCTTAATGACTCTGTTGAAAAATTAAGAAAACCAAGATCAAATGCCTCTTGTTTAATTAAATTATCTTTCTTTTCCATATACTCATCAAGTGTTTTTGCAAGGGCTTTTGCATCAATATTATACACATCAATAACAGCCTTAGCCTTAAACTCATCAATCTTACTTGCCTCTACCGTCCATTTATCAGGAAGGATGGCATTGTTTGGAGAAATGCGGGGCATAAAAACAGGTAGCCCACTAAGAAGAGCCTCATTCATAGGTAAACATAGTCCAGCATACCTTCTAGGTAATACCATTGCATCATAGCCAGAGTATAGATCTTCTGGCTCCATTGTTGTATTGGTTTGAATGGTTAGTCTTTCATTAGTATTTCTAATACCTAAGTCAGTTTGAGTTTTAATTACAACTTCGTAATCTCCCTCAGAATACTTAAGCATCTCTATGACAGAGTTAGTGCCATTTCTATCTTTAACTGCAGCCTTACCACCAATATGTATTATACGATTATGACTCTTTGACATATTGTTTTCTTTTGCATTCTTAAAGTTTTCATGGTTTGTTGGTGGGGGTAGATAAACAACCCTACATTTATCACCAAAACGTTCAACTATCTTATCCATATTCCATAGGCTTGGGGCAACAAGAACGTCTGGAAGTGACCACTCTGTATGCACAAGGTTTCCAAAGAACTCATAGTTATATTGAAGTATTGTTTTAATACCACGGTGTCTTGCTAAATCAATAAATCTTGGACTATAAAATGTCTCACAACTAATAACTACGTCAACATCTGTGATAAAATTTGCTATCTCAGCAGTTGTTGGAAAACCTTTTAGTGTAGCAGTATAGTTATATCCGTCATACCACTCAGGATGTTGTTTATTTTCATTAAAAAATTTTGAATTAATAAGCATAATTTTATCAGGGTTTAGCATGTTAACTAATTCCCTGGTTTGATTGCCAAGGCCAGTATCATCACATCTTGCAATCATTCCAACTCTCATTCAGAATACCCCCAAGTAAGGTCATCACTAGTATACTTTCTTGTACCCTGACGACCATCTAGATGATAAGATCTCTTTATGTTTCCTTCTGGATGGTATATCCATAACTTATGCTTATTCCATCCATCCTCAGAGAATACACCGTATGGAGAAATATCATCTTGAACTCTTCCGTGTGTAGTATCTTCAATAAAAGCAAAATCTTCTACTTCTGGAAGAATAACTTTTCTATAGTATTCAACAGTAGATAGGTGTGGCCTTTGACTCCATTGAGATGTTTTCATAAATCCATCCTCTAATCCAAACATCAAATGATTATGAGGTTCAGGTATTGATGACTCAAAATGAAATCTAATTGTATTTGCTTTTCCATACTCAATCATATCTAAACATTTGTCCCAATCAATCTCAACATCGGGTGTAAGTGGAGCATCTCCTTCAACATAAAGAAGGCAAGGTGTATTTATAAGATTGATAGTCTGCTTTAGCATTGTGCTTTGATGGCTATGCTTATTAAATATAATTGGCAAAACATTTTTATATTGGTGAAGACACTTCCATAAAATTCTATTTTTGTATTCATCATAATCTTGTTTGCGATGCAACTGTTCTGATCTTAATCCATCAATTTGCATTATAATTTCATTATTAGGAAAGTGATGCCTAATAGATTTAATAGTTTCATCTATCATGTCTGTACTTGGGTGCCCTGGAATTATTGATGTTGCAAGAATAATAGTTACATCTCTTTTATGCATTTATCTGCCTCATAATCTTAATTCCTAGATCTCTTTTTTGTTTGATCCACCAACATACTACTTGGTGCATATTATTTGGATACTGATCTAATAGTTTTGGAACTAATTTATTAAGTTCATTCCAATTTGATACATAGTTAAATGGAACATTAACTCCAAACATGTTTTTATAAAAATCTGTCTGTATTCCTTTTGGATTTATTGTATCTGCTACTGGCAACGTTAATAACTCTATTGACTCAAAAAATCTAAATGTATCTATTACTGCTGCACCAGATGGACATGGTGCAATTTTTGCACTTGCAAGTTTGGCATAGTAGTCTTTTGGTTTATCTCCTTGTGAAAAACCTTTTGTTGGTCCATACAAAGAATTCTTTAGGTTTGGCATAACATGAGATAACTCTACCCTTCTTTGGTGAGTAATCTGTCCACCAAAATAAACATCGTATTCTTTTTCTTTGTATTCTGGAGAATTATCACTTAAGTGCTGTGGAACTCCAATTGGCATCTTGTTATATTGATCATGCTTTTCATGAGGGTATTGAATCCATATCTCAATATTATTATGCCTAATTTTACTTACATCAAACCTAGCATTCTCATCTCCATTAATAAATAAAACAACTCTAGAGATTTTACTTAACTCCTTAGATAGTCTATCTTCATTGCCAGCAGTTTGAGGTCCAGGAATTACAACAAAGGCTTTCTCACTTTCTGGAATCTTTGTAACTTTTATTTGATTAACTTCGTACTTATCAAATATTTCTTTTATTAATCCATAGTCCCACTTGTCGCTTGCATAATCTTTTCCATCATGAGAATATAAGTATGCGTTATATTGATTCATAGTATAAGTGAACCTCATGCTGATAGTCTAAAATTATTTCAGTATAACCTAATCCTTTAATCCATTGTCTAAGATTATATAAAGATTCATCCCACTGCTGTAGCATGAACTCAGGGTGTCCAGATAGCCAAATCTTTGGTTTGTGCTCTCTAAGCACCCTCTCAGCCCCTCCTAGGACCCTCCATTCACTACCCTCTACGTCCAAGGAGATGGCGGTAGGTGGCTTAATACCATGATCATATACACAAGAATCTATAGTAATCTGACCATAGGTTTCTCCTTCAAGGTATAGTTCTTTGAATCCATGGGCTGCTTCAATTACATCGTTAACTTCTGGTGGCCATTCATTATAATATATTCTTGAAAGACTGTTTATCTTATCAGATGCAAATCCAGGAATACAAACCATTGGAAGATCTAAATTGTTTGCACTCCAAAGCAATGGAAAGTGTGACCAGACTTTGGGGTTTGGCTCAAATACAACTACTTCCGCACCCCACATTTGGCATAGTGCAGCAAACTCGCCTTCTTCTGCACCAACATAATACATAACATCTCCAGAAAAAATATTTTCAGACATGTGTTTTAGTCTTGGCTTTTCCCAACCATGTGGTTGATACCAATCAGGACGTGCAGCACGATGCTCTGGTAGAGTAATCTCAAACTCACCATTGATTATTACTTTTCTCATTTCAGTCATCTTGTAACCAATCCATTAAAGATACCTTTGGTGTCCATCCCGTTAAACCCTTAAACTTTTCATTAGATGCAAGAGTTTCTTGCACTTCCCCAATTCTTGACGGGATAAACTTAACATCGTTTGAAATCATATTAGCAATATCAATTATAGAGTAGTTACTTCCATACCCAATGTTATATACCTCACCAAAGCCATGACTTACTTCAGATGCAAGAATGTTTGCTTCTACTACATCAGATATGTGTGTAAAGTCTCTGCGTTGAGATCCATCTCCAACAACTGTTAGTGGCTTACCTTCTTCATGTTGCTTTAAAAATAAACCTATAACTGGTGCATATTGACCTTTTAATGGCTGTCTATCTCCATATACATTAAAGTATCTAAGAGAGATGGTCTCTAGTCCATAAAGATTATAGTAGACTCTTGCAAGGTTTTCACCAAATACCTTTGCAGCAGAGTATGGTGTTAGTGGGTCAGATGCCTGCGTTTCTATGTTTGGAAGTATTGCTTTCTTGCCATAAGCAGAAGATGTACTAGAATAAACAAACTTCTTTACCTTTGCTAAGCGAGATAGTTCTAATACATTGGCGGTTCCAACTGCGTTAGATTCAATAGATTTTCTAGGGTTTAGGATTGCTGGTTGAATTCTTGCATCAGATGCAATATGAAATACATAGTCAATTCCATTAAACAAATGTTCTATCTTGTTATAGTCACATATATCATATTTATAATTATTTGCTTTTGGGTTCCAGTAAAATTGCTCATGACACTCTGCTGACTCATTATCTATACAAATAACATTATGACCAAGGTCTATAAGTTTATCAACCAGATTAGATCCAATGAAGCCTGCTCCTCCAGTTACTAAGCAATTCATTTAATACCCAACTCTTCTAAGATTGCAGTCCATCTATGGACATAAGTGTGTTCTTTCTTTGTGCGGCTGTGACCGTTGACTCTGATTCTTTCTCTTACCAAAGAGTTTTCAAGATACTGATCTATCTTATCTCTTAAGTCATTAAAGTTTCCATGCTTATAAAACACAACTTCATCAGGCATAAAGTATTCATCTAGTCCCTTAATTTCTGGGTAGATGGTAAAACCACCACGACCAGTAGACTCAAACAATCTATCACTAGTGTAATAGGGATACTCAAAGCCTATGTTAAGACTATCTCCAACTGCAATCTTACTCTTAGCATAGATACGGTTTAATGCATCCCCACGGATAGTCCCTGTGTCGCCATCTCCACCAACGTGAAGGAATCGTTTGCCATATGTCTTTCTTAAGAAGTCAATTAGTTCTGGACGATATTTATGTTCATGGTGATATCTCTTGCTGCCAACAAAAATAACATCGTACTCAAAGTTTTGTGTGTCGTAGTCTGGGTGGATGTAACATTCCTTATCGTATACTCCCGCAGGCATGAAGTGGCCTTTTACTGCGGTATTGTGATCAAACCAATCAGCCATAAGTTTATCTACAGTAAAAAAGTGTCCAATAGTTCTATAAAAACTATCATGCTTGAGATCTTTCTGACGATCTAAGCCAAACCAAAGGTCCAGATGGTATGTCATTGTAGGCACACCAGAGGCGTTTAGTTGCTTAAGAACTTCATCCATTGTAATGTTACCAATGGTTTCCCAGCCATGTGTGTGTACCCAGATAAATAGATCAGAGGTTGATGCTTTTTCTAGGATGGTTTGTGTCTTGGCCTTACGCTCCTGCAATTTTGTCACGGTATGGCCTAAAGACTCTAGACTACTAGCATGATGATTCTCACTACTATAAGACACTTCAAAATTGCCAAGAAAAACTATATTAGCCAAGACTACCCCTTTGTTTTATCTATTATAGCACCTATGGCAAGAATCGAACTTGCGACACCAGGCTTAGAAGTCCTGTGTTCTGTCCACTGAACTACATAGGTTTAGTACACCAGGTAGGACTTGAACCTACGATAGCCGAATTATGAGTTCGGTGCCTTAACCAACTTGGCTACTGGTGCTTAAGTAGTTGATTGCTCTTTCTAATCTATCAACATTGTCTTGGAATACACCAAGGCCACGATTACAGTTGTGGCAGATATGACCTCTAAAACTATTAGTGATATGGTCATGATCTACTACCCAGATGCTGGCATTTCCTCCAGTACCCTTGAGTTCTTGTTCATTCTTTAAACAGATAGGACATACGTGATCTTCTTCTGGATAACCCCAAACCTTCCTTAGTTCTAGCCTTTGCTTTGCCAATTTGGAAGCACAAGACCTACACTCTGGCCTTAAGTACTTTCCACCAGAAGATGGAGAAAACTGGGACTTATCTAAGTTAAGCCCACATTTGCTACAAACCTTAATTTACTTGACCTTGTAAGTCATAACAAAATAACATGCTACATACCCAGCAATAAATGCAGGGATCAAAACTAAAGCATTAATCATCTTCTTCCTCAAATTCTCTCAGGGCATTGTTATTATCATTACAATAATTACAATCACCAAACTCTAATCTATTCCCACAATAATTACAAAACATACCTCTCCTTATATACCTATTCTATCAGGTTTGGGGCGGTATTGCAAGCCTTATCCCCCATAAAAATATGATATAATCATCTTACAACACTACTTAGGAGGTAGGAATTAATGGCTACAACAACTAAAGCGCTGTCTAGAACAGCAGCAGCAACATCAAGTGCGACACTATACACAGTGCCAGCATCAACAACAACAGTGGTAAGCAACATTGTTGTAACAAACTCAGCAGGAACTGCTGCAACATTTACAATTACTTTGGATAGCGTTGACCTGTTCAAGACAGTTGCACTAGCGGCTAACTCAACAGCAATGTTTGATCTAAAGCAGGTTCTTGCAACAACTAAGATTATTGCTGGTTTCGCATCAGCAACTACCGTTCAATTCCACATCAGCGGCGTAGAGATTTCGTAATCTTGTTGGAGGGTCCTCTAGAAAAATCTAGAGGGCTCTTCATTAAGATTGTTTAACTAATTAAAAGGAGATCTAAATTATGGGATCAACAGTATTTCCAGCCCCTAGTGCAGGTGGCAAAACTGAATATAAAACAACTCTTACTTCTGGCACTTCCTGGACCGTTCCTGCTGGAGTTACTTACGTAAATGTTTGTCTTATGGGTGGTGGAGGAAGCGGTGGCGGAGATAACGCCAATAGCATTGACCATAATGGATATCCTGGCGCAGTAATTTTTTCAACTTTAGCAACAACTCCTGGCACTTCTATTGCGTATTCTATTGGCGCAGGAGGAAGCGGTGCTTCTGTTAACGCTCAAGGAAATCCTGGAGGAACTACAACATTTACTGGAGCAGCATCTGCATCTGGCGGTAATGGTGGTAACACTGGTTCTGGTTCTAATGCTACAAGCGCAACAGGGGCTTCTTCAGCAAATAATGGAGGAGTTGGTGGGTATTTTTATCCAAACAACACAGGCGCAGGTGGCGCAGGTAAAATTGATATTGAGTACTGGGTATAGGAGATAATAATGAGAACATTTGCAGTTATTGAAAACAACACAGTAGTCAACATTATTGTTGGCGTAGAAGATGAAGTAGTTGCTGCTAACCCTGGCAAGTATATTGAATATACAAATGGCTGGGATTATAACAACGGTATTGATGGAGGATCATTCTTCCCAGTACCAGTAACTACAGAGGAGATCTAAGATGGCTCTATCAATATTTCCAGGTACAATAAAATCAACTATAATCCCACCACTTGCTGCTGGAATAGGAAAAGCAGCAGCATCAGGTTCTAGTGGTGCTACTGTTGACACTAGTTCTCGTCCAGGTAAAACTATTTATAAATTTAGCGGTTCTGGTGAAATTACTATAACTGAGGCTGGCTACGCCGAAATACTTTGTATTGCAGGCGGCGGCGGCGGAGGCTCAGGAGACAATGCTTATGCTTTTGGTGGCGGTGGCGGTGGCGGAGGAGGCTATCTTTACAGTGAAATTGCTTATCTTCCTGTCGGAACACAGACTATTGGAGTAGGTGCTGGTGCAGGTAGATGCAGAAGAGATTCAAATCCTTCTCAAGGTGGTGCATCTTTTATTGGTCTTGCTCCACTTGTTTACTCTGCTATTGGTGGAGGAAGTGGTTCTAGTGGACGCATTTATGGAGCCTATATACGTCCAGCCGATGGAGGTTCTGGCGGTGGTAATGGAAGTTCAAACGATAACGCTGCAAGAAGTCCTGGAGGATCATTAGCAGGACAAGGAAATAGTGGTGGTACATCAGAGAGCCAAACAGGAGGCGGTGGTGGTGGAGGCGCTGGTGGCGGTGGCGGTGGTGGCGGAAGTGCTGCTGGTAAAGCAGGCGGTGCTGGTCTTGCCTCATCAATTACTGGAACCTCTACAACTTTTTCTGGAGGCGGTGGAGGTGGCAATGCAAATACTGGCGGCGGTGGAGCAGGCGGTTCAGGTGGCGGCGGCGCAGGAAGTGTTACAACAGCAACAGCAACAGATGGTACTGCAAATCTTGGCGGTGGCGGAGGTGGCGGCGGGTCTCGTTTTGACACACAAGGTGAATGTGGGCTCGGCGGTAACGGCGGTTCTGGATACGTAGTAGTAGTGATTGGATAAATTATGGCACATTTTGCACAGATTGATGAAAATAATAAAGTAATACAAGTTCTTGTAGTACGTAATGAAGATGCACCAGATGAAACAACTGGAAAAGAATATCTTGCACGTATTGGATTTGAAGGCACTTGGGTTCAGACATCTTACAATAATAATTTCCGTGGCAAGTTTGCTACATTTGGAGATATTTATGATGCAGAAAATGATATATTTGTATATCCAGAATCTTCATTTGTAGAAATAACAGAGCAGATCTAAAATGGCATCAACAGTATTCCCTGCAGCATCAACAGCATCTAATCCCCCTACACTTCCAACAGCAATTCCTGTAGGATTAACGCTTCGTAATACTTATACAACCACTACAACTGGTCTTTCATTTCCAGTATCGCAAGTATTTGCAGTACTTGTTGGTGGCGGTGGCAATGGTGGTATAGGAAACGATAGTAATGGAGGAATTTCTGGTGGCGGTGGAGGAGCAGTACTAATGGGGTGGATTCCATCACCAACAGAAGTAACTATTGCAGGTAGTGCTGGCACAACTGTTGTTGGAGGTCTTATTGCTTTAGGTGGTGGCAGTGGTGGTGCTTATGGCGGTGCAGGAAGTTCAGGTGGTGGTGGATCTGGTAGCGCCAATGGTGCAGGCAGTGTATTTTTAACAGCAGTTGGTGGTTCAGCAGGTGGTTTTGGAACTAGTGGTGGATCAGGCGCTGCTGGAATTTATGTCGGTGGCGGTGGAACTGGTTTCCGTTCTGGAACTGGCGCAACAGGCGGAGCAGGTGTTTATCCTGGAGGCGCTGGCTCTAATGGTGGCGGTGGTGGCGGTGGTTTTATTGCTGCTGGTAGTGCTGCTTCAGGTCACGCAGGAGGTGCAGGAGGACAAGGTGGTGGCGGTGGCGGTGCAGGTACAAATTACAATGGTGGTGGCGCAGGTGGCACTGGATGCGTTCTTATTTATTACTAAGGAGAAAAAATGACACAGTATGCAATAGTTGTTAATAATAAAGTTTATAATATTATTGTAGCCGATGATATAGAAACGGCTTTAGCAGTATCTCCACAAGGAGCAATTGCTATTGAGTCTCAGCCTTCTGACCTTGTTTCTACAGACTGGTATTATGATGGAGAAAAACTTGTTAATCCTGCAGTTATAACTTCTGAAAATTAAAATATATTTTACTTTGTGTTATACTTATAAATATTAAATAAATTGGGGTATTTATGAAAACAATAACAGTATATTGGACAATACTAAGTGATCCAGATCTACATACAACAATGAATATGCTTTGGGATTCACCAAAACCATTAATAACATTACTTCCACCAGGAGGTAATACTGAAGATAGTCATAACTACAGGTTATGTAGTGGTGCTCAAAATATTATAAAAAATACTTTTGCTGTTGTTCATCCAGTAACAACATCTGTAAAACTAGGCGGTACGCCAGAAACTCCTGTTATTGAAGAAAAAGATGGGCCATGGTCTGTATATCCAGCACCATTAAAAAATTCTTATAGGCTAGATTATGATCACAGTTGGGCATTTTTTTCAGAAGAGTCTGTTGAACTTCAAGTAACTCCACCATATATGCATAACACTTTTGATAAAAATAACGGAATGATGTCCTCTGGAGGAATGAATATTAGTAAATGGTTTCGTCCTATAAATCTTTCATACATCTTATGGGAAGGTCAAAATTCTTTAACAGTTAAAAAAGGAGATCCAGCAATATATTTTCAATTCTTAACTGATAAAAAAATTATTTTAAAGCAATTTGAATGTACCCCAGAAATACTTAGCCTGTCTCGTCAAGTAGTTTTTACATCTTTATTTTTACATTTACAACCATTAAAAAACCGCTATCCACATTTTATTAAAAATAATAGACACAAAAGGTTATTAAAATTAATAAAAGAAAATTTATTTGATTAGTATATTAAAAATAACTTTACATGTATGGTAAACTTATAACATGTGTGCATTTTGCAGGGGAACTTTAACCCCTATCGTATATTCTAGAGTAGTAGATGATGTACTACTTGGTATGCATAAAACTGGTCAGATAATTTTGTCGGGACCAGCAGAAAGATATACCAACCACCCTAGATCATACTGTAGAAGATGTCAAGAGCCAAGTACTATTGAAGTACCGCTTGATAATGCACTGGTTTTAGATTAATCTTTATCTGGTATTTCATCAAACCTACGATAACCTTTTTTAACCAAAAGTTTTGCTATTTGAAATGTAGCAATTATGTATCCAAAAAACATACCCCAAAGTATATTTAATAACATATCAATATCCACCTGTGCACTCATTTCTTGTATGATATAGTCTAATCTTTGTCATAATTTTGCGGGATGGAGCAGAAAGATGTTCCTTACAAGTTAAACACTTATAAGACCATTCTCCAGTAAAGAAATCATGTACATAACCCTTTGCGTTAGCATACTTTCTGGCTACAAAGGTTTGGAATGGATCAGGAATCTCTAATGACTGGATCAAGTCTGTCCCAATGCCCCATTTTATTTCCAACATATGTTTGTCCAGTTTCTTTATCTATAAGCATCCACTTATCTGGACACTTAGTCTTAACAATAAGATTAATAGACTCCTGTAATTCTTCAAACTTTTTTGCTTCTCTCATTGATTTTCCTTTGTGTGTATAAACAAACTTTCATTTGCCATAATGCTCCAACGCAGTTCTCATTGTTTTTTACAATTTATACAGATAATTTTTCTGCTCATATTGTAAGAATGCTAGACTTTAAGTGACCTAATTTTATTCTAGAGTCTGCATATATAGTATATCCTAAGTCTTTTAGTTTATTAAAGAAAAAAATATCTTCACCTATTAAGCCTTTACCATATTGTAACGATTCAAATTGTTCTATTTCAAACCATGGAAACTTAAGTTTATTTAATGCATTAAATGAAACTGATAAAAATCCTAAGCCACCTGAATGTATTTCAAAGACTGTATCTTTATTTTCTAAATCTTCCTTGGTAAGGAAAGTAATACCATCTTGAGTAATAGATATGTGAGTCCTATCACTAAGTGGATAGATACCGCATACAACATCTTTATCTGATTCTAAAAGAATTTTCATATCATTTGGTGTCCAAATAATATCGCTATCTATAAAAACAATTTTGCTACATTCAAACTTACCAGCAAAAATATCACGAATTTCTTCATTATAGTCTGGAAGCCCAACAGGGCTATACCCTAGTAAATCATTTCTAATCTCTGTAATAATAGGACTATATCCAAACCTTGCTATAGACTTAATATTATTTTTATTAAGCATATTAATTGTTGCAGTCCAAGCACTTAAAAACTCTGGGCTAAAACTATTCCCTGGTATTAAAAATACAATATCAGTCATCTGTTTTATCCCAATATGCTTTACCAAGGGCATCGTAATCATCCCAGCCTTCATCTGCCATATCAATTCTCATTTGATCTATCTCGTTCTTCCATTTATCAGTATCTATTTGGTAATATGTGCCCCACCATTCGTAAGGTTTGTTAAGCAGTACCCACATTTTTGCGTGGTATTTATAACGAAACCCTAAGTTACTATCTAACTCTTCATCTAAATCAATAGCCTTAACAAGATGATTACCTGCATATTCCCCACAAAAATTACCTATCCATCGTAATGGAAGTATCTTAGTTTTTTGAATCTTTGTTGAATGGTTCATCTTTGGGTACCCACACTTTCTTTCCATCTTTCCATACAGGCCAATAACCTAGGCTACGCCAGTCCATTTGGGCTATCTTAGGCTCTTTCATCGCTCTCCCATAAAACTAGACACTTAGTACATTGTATACCCAATTCACGCATATACCAAGTATGGCTACACTCTTTTGCCATATGCACACCAAATCCTGCTATCTGTCATGGTTTGATGAAGATCCCAAAATAAAGGATCTTTGTGTGACATTTCACACTTATCGCATTCTTTCTTATTCAAAGTCTACCTGGCTCTCAAACATGGTGTTACCGCCTCTAGCAGCCTCTGCAGCAAGCATACGCATACCAAGTGCGTTCGTAATAGAGTCTTGAATTGGAATGGCCTCTATGGCTCTTGCAATCTCTTCTCGTAATATCATATCGTCTAGGCTCATGTATTAATTATCTCCTTATTCATATTTTTTATGTACCCAAAATGTTTTTTTATACCAACCACTAAAAACAAGTCCTTTCCCCATTGATTGGGACTCTGCAATCTCCACTAAACCTGGTGTTTTTTTAGATTTCCAGTTTTCTTGACGAAATGGAATCAACTGGGCTATAGGAGTTCCTTGTGGAATCAATCCTTCAAATCCCTCTTTAATATAAAATCCAGGATTTCCATGAGGATGCATAACTATTCCACCATCAATAACTCCAGTTATAGTCGTGAAAGGCAAATCATTTCTGTTAAATGGATGAGTAAAAATAGCACTATAACCTTTTGGTAATGTGTAGGCAACATTATAATCCCATTCAAATTCTGCTGCATAGTGACCTGCTGGAACAAGCCTTATGTCTGCAACATTGTTTCTTAAAACGGGGTGATTCTTAACAAAATCAGGCCAACTCAATTGTAGTGCACCATTGTCGTTTTTAACAAAAACATCGTAAGGTAAAGTAATTAAATAACCAATAGTTAAAGACTCAAGAAAAGGCATACATTGTTTAACTGTTGGTTTCATTCCATTTTGCCACCTTGGAATTTTTTTATACCAATCTGGTACAACTTTTTTTGATGGAACTATTGAATCTTGATATGCTTCTATTGAGGACTCATATTTTAACACAGGAGTTTTTTTAAACATAAAATAATTGTATCATAAACTAAGTTAGATGTAAAGTTCGGCGCAAAATAGAGTAGCAAACCTCCACATGCCCTATACGGGCAACATTGGTTACTATCCTACAGTTGCCCACTTTATAATATTACATTTTCCGTGAGAAGGTCTTACATTTTCAATAGTATCTAAACCGCCCTTTGACAAAGGATAGACATGATCTATATGAAGACCTTTTTCCCATCCATTTTTTCCTACTTGTCTTGGAGCATTTAAATCTATTGGAGTCTGACAAATATGACAGTCTAAACCATATGTTGAGAGTACATCAGCATCTGAATAGTTTCCTGGCTCTGTATTATTTCTACGAAAATGCCTATTAGCATTAGGAGTGCGAAATCTCCAGTCCTTTCGTAATGTATTTATTTGATGCTTACGAATAATTCTTTGGTTTTTCCAATAAGATCTTTCGGCATCTTGACAAGATAGGCAAGGTTCTTGCTTCATGTCTCGTCTATGCCAATCATAACCAGAGCGAGTACCATGTTCTGGCTCTGACTTATGCCTTAAAGATTTGTTTTTAATAATTTCTATGCTTCCAATTTAGCAAGGTATATACAAACTCCCCATACCAAGTCTTATTACAACGCTTAATACCATCTTCCCCATAATGATCATACATAAATAGGATTAGTTTGGCTTTGTCCTTGGTTCTAGTAAACCTACCACAATAGATACAGGACTCAAAAATATACATAGGCAAAGGTTTGTCAAAATCTACATCGTTTTTCTTCATATAGCCATTATCTCATAAATTCCACGGTATGTCAAGAATGCTCTTTACACACAGGCATAGGTATATTCTCTACAGGGCTAAAGGAATATCTAGGTTTGGAACATATATAGCATAGGCTCCAGAGTTCTTTATTATTTAATCTTACTTTATTAAAATATTTTTGTTGCAAATCCTGTTTTTCCTTTTTGGATGGCATAGGCCTAGTATAGCCTATAATGTATGCATGGAGCAAGCAGTCTTATACCTACTATACAGTCCAGAGCATAAGGCTATTAAGATAGGCATATCAGATATCTCAGGTAAAAGGTTTGCAAGCCACAGGACCAAGGGTTGGATCTTAATTAAGTATTGGCACTTTTTTGAACGGTATAGGGCAAAAGAAGTAGAAACTATAGTACTAAGAACACTAAGGGATAGATACGGACACTATCTAACTAAAGAACAAATGCCTCATGGTGGATATACGGAGACATTTGATGCAACTAAAGTAACCAGGAGAATGTTGATCCGTATGGTCAATAAGGCGATTAAAGAGGTTTGATAGCCTGGCTACTTACAGGCTAGACAGTAGTATGGAGCACGAAGGTTGTCTTTATGTGTGTAGATGGTTTGAGAACACTTAGCACATCTTGCATGGACCATAGGACCTTCTTCTTTTGCTGGTGCTTGGATAGTTAAGGTTTTTGTATAGTATACCTTTGTGGCATACCAAGTAATTAGTATAAGAGTTAATGTTAGCATAACTCTATTCTATCACATGAGGGTTTACTGGTTGTCTATCATCATCCATAGCACCACAAACAGTACATGTAACCTGTCCATCAAGGTCTAATTCGTAGTCACAGCCATACTTTGTACATGTCATACATCAAGGATATCACATAGTTATCCACATGTCAATACCGTGAAAATCTTAGTTATCCACAGGTTTATCCACAAGTTATCCACAGTTAAATGTTACTGATATTTTTTAGATTTATCTTAAAGTGGAGGAAAGTGGAGGATAGTGGGTTATTGAGCATTTATAAGAGGGGCTTCGTAATGTCACAGCGGACAAACCTCCCCTTCCCAAACCTTCACATATCAAACCTTTGCCTGGATTATACTCCCAAACCTCCCATTTGTCAACCATATTTGATAACGATTTGATAACAAAACCCTGTATAAAAACTGTGGAAAATGTGAGAAAAATGTAGAAAACCTTACATAAAAATCTATAAAGGTTTGATAATATTCTAAAATCCAGGGAAAAAAATAAGCCCTTCGTAATGTCTTTTATACTATAGGGTTTAGTATATCTTCTGATCCCCCGCTGCAGAATGTCTAACAGGATTATGATTCACGGTAGGGCGGGGGATAAATAAGAGAGTTCGTAATACCCCTATAGGAATAACAAACCATACATTCTGGCTTTTGGGATATAGAGGTTTGACATGCAAAGGTTTGTATGATATAAGGTTTGTTAAGTAAAGGCTAAGGTTTGTTAGGTAAAGGCTAAAACCCTGCAAAATTTTTTATTGGTTCGTAATGTCTAGAATCCTGGGAAAAAGATCTTCGATTCGTAATAAGGTTTGATGGTTGAAAGGTTTGTCGAAAAATCTCAGTCTTCTGAGGCAGCCATTTCCAAAACCTCATCAAGGGTCATGCCCTCAATGATGTCATCTTCAGTTAGTTTAATAGACTGAAGAAACATCTCAAAGGTATCAATTATATATCTGCGTCCATCATCTGAAACTTCTACAACTAATCCCTGGGCAGTTAGATATGCTAATGGTAAACCAAGATCGTTGAACTCTATGAATGCCCTGAAATCTTTTTCTTCCTTATAGCCTTCATACAACTCCCCCAGGATTACACACTGGGTTGCAAAGTCTGTCACTCGGTTTCCTGTGCCTTGAAAAAGTCAGCAGGGTTGTCATACATTGTCTCAGGGTCAATCTCTCTGATGTCACAAAGAGTACGCCATGCTAACTCTAACTGTGACTTGCCTGCCTCTGTAGGCTCTGCCCAACCACCTGCAATAAAGTCTGCAAGACCAAGACCGTCTTCAAGGTCTTTCCAAAAGTCAGAAGGCAGATACTCTACATCTTCTAACTCTAATGCGTCTGTATTAATCTGTGAAAGGATAATAGCAATCTTACCAAAGTCCACTTCTCCACCGCTCTCTCTGTAGGTTGGGGTCTAGAATACCTTCTTTTTCATACTGGGCACTCTCAATCATAGCAATTAATCTATTGTATGTCAAGTGTGGC